AAGCAATCAAATTGCTGAATGACGAAATCATCTACCAGCCAGGTGACTGTACAATGGATCCAGCAGGAGACACAATTTTCTCTGACCGCAACATTGCAGTTGAGACACTTGGATACATGAAGCGTTTCTGCCAGAAAGACCTTGCAGGTTTCTGGACACAATTGGCTTTGCGCCCAGGAGCAATGGCTGAAGATCAGTCTTTGCCGTTTGAAGCACAATTGACTAACTACCTATTGAGCTTGCATGCAATTGAATTGGACAAGTTGATCTGGAAAGGTAACAAAGCAACAGGTTCTGGAAACCTACAATGGATGAACGGTTATGTTCAATTCTTGACTGTAGCAAATGGATGTGTAAACTTGAACACTGCAGGTGTTGCTGCAATGGATGAGACAAATGCATATGACATATTCTATGCATGTTTCACAAACTCACCTGAAGCAGTAGCTGAGAATCCTAACTTCATCTGTTTTGCAGGCCGTGAGTCTTTCAACTTCTTGATGAAGAATCTTGTTGACTTGAACTTCTTCCACTATTCACCAGCACAGATTGCTACAATGAATGAAGTGATTGTTCCAGGAACAGATATGCGTGTTGTTAAGGTACCAGGATTGAACGGTTCTGATGCAATCTTCACAGGAAAAGCAACTGACTTTGTATTCGGTACTGACTTGGCATCTGACTTTGACAACTATGAAATGTGGTATTCACAAGATGATGACGTGATCTATGTTCGTTCTAAATTCCGTGCAGGTGTACAGGTTCCATTCCTTGATCAGATTGGTGTTTGGAGAAACGACGTATAATTAACAAAATTTAGGGAGCACCTTCGGGTGTTCCCTTTCATAAAATTAAAACACAGAACAGATGGCATGTGAAATGACAACCGGGTACAATGACAGAACATGTACCAATGGCAAAGGTGGGATCAAGAGTGTATTGTTGTTCCCTGTGAACGCAATCACTGCACCTATAGGTATCACTGCAAACCAAATCACTGGATTGACTGTTACTGGAGAAACATTCTTGTATAAATTAAAGAGCAATCTTTCAAGCTATACAGCGCCTATCAAGGTGAACAAAGAGAATGGTACACTTTGGTATGAGCAGACATTGACAATGATCCTTGCATCAGATACTAAAGATCTTCGTTCAGAAATCCACTTGCTTGCACAGAATGAAGTGTGTGCATTGGTAGAGAAGGCAGATGGTACTATTGTTGCACTTGGACTTGAAGAAGGCTTGCAAGTGAATGATGGTGGTGACTACACTTCAGGAGTAGTGAAATCAGACCGCAATGGACACACAATTGTCCTTTTTGGAATGGAGAACAATGAGGTTCCAGATGTAGCTGCAGGAGTGTATGCAACTTTATTGACGCAACAGTCACCAACAGTTTAATTGGACCGCACAAAAATATAAGAGGGGAGGGGATTGTTCCCTTCCCTTTTTTGATTAAATTAGATGCTATGAAAATCAAGGCAGAATACATTGGTACAGAAATCAGATTGAATGGCCGTAGGTATTATATTACTGCAGGCAATGAAGCAGAATATGAAGCTGCAGGATTAACATTCTTATTTGAGCCAAAGACACCAAAAATCAAGCGCAATGCTAAAGATACAGAGAAATCAGAGCAGCACACTGATAGTGACAGTGACAGAACTGCAGACTTTGACGGCACCATATTGGCTGTTTGAATTCATACATGAGCAGTCATTTGAAGTAGTGACCTGTATCCTGGAGAATATCAGCACAGGCATTCCAAGATATGATGAATTCGTGCTTGAGGATGGTGTTGATCTAGTGTTCCCATATGCAGGATACTATACATACAGAATCTGGGAGCAAGAAAGTGACACGAATCTAGATCCAATCCAAGCACATGCACTTTGTGAAGAAGGCAGAGCAGAGGTGATTGAAGAATCTGTGGCACCAAATGAATATGACACTGAAATAATACACACAATATATGAGTGATAAACTGCTCACACTTTCATTCAGCAAGGAATATCAGAAGCCTGTTGAGATGAAAGATAAAAAAATGGGTTTCATGAAGTGGGGTGTCAAGAATGACTATCCTTTCTTCTTGATTGAACTATTGAACGGCTCAGCCTGGCACCAAGGAATCATCAGAAGCAAGACATTCTACATTGCAGGTTCCGGACTTGAAGTCACCAGTGGTGATGCTACAGCTTTCATGCAGAATCCATTCAGTGACTTTGACATGAATGAGATTGTTCAAAGAATGGTCTTTGACTTTGAAGTGTTTGGAGCAATGGCCGTGATTGGTACATGGAACAGAGAAGGTTCAAGAGTAGTTAGATGGGAGTACATTGATATTGATGCAATACGTATCAGTCAAGATGAGCGCACCTACTATGTGAGTGATGACTGGAATGCTAGAGAACAGACAGCTGAAGGTACTAATTTCAGGACCTATCCTGCACTTGATGAGACCAATCCTGTAGGTTCTTTCATTCTATACTATAAAGAACCAGCAAAGAAAGCTAAAGGTGAGCAGGGTATCTATCCAAAGCCAGCATACTATGGTGGAATCACTGCCATCCAGACGGATGTTGACATCAGTAAATTCCACATGTATGAGATTCAGAATGGATTCAAGGCAGGAACACTGATCAACATGGCCAGTGGCTTTCCAGAAACAGCTGAAGAAGAAAGAAAAATCAAAGAACAGATCAAGGGCCGCACACAATCTGTTGAGGATGCAGGAGAAATCATCATCACGTTCAGTGACTCAGCAGATACAGCGCCTACTGTACTATCATTAAACGGCAATGACTTGAGTGACCGCTATCTGATGACAGAGAAATCTGTGCAACAGAATATCTTGGTGGCACATTCAGTGACATCACCTTCATTGTTTGGTATCATCAAAGACGGTTCTTTCAATGCTGCAGAGTCTGCAGACTTGTTTGAGATCTTCAAGATGACCTATGTGAATGCACGTCAAAAGCAAGTGGAATGGATGGTGAACTACATGGCAAAGATATCTGGAGCAATGGCAACATTGAAGCTCAAAGATGTATCACCAATTGCATCCGTTGTAAAAGCATTAGAGCCTGCTACAGCACCAACTACACCAACAGCAACAGATGTGCCCGTAGATGTAGCTAAAAGTGCATTAAACGGTGCACAGATTGCATCACTTGTTGAGGTGGTGGCACAGATTAAAGCAGGAATCTTGACAGCTGACTCAGCTTTGCAGATTATTTTGGCATCTTTCCCTGGTATTGATGAATCACAAGCACGTAAAATTGTAGGTCTGCCAACAGTTACTATGTCATCATGTGGCACAAAGCATACATTCAGCAAGGATGAGCTTGATATCTTCAGTGAGTATGGCCGTAATGCTTCAGAATACTATGTGGTGAAAGAACAGATCATTGAATGGGATACACCAAGTGAAGAAGTATTTGCAGCACATGACCTGATGTTTGCATCTGTTGGTGAATTGGTGCTGCAATTGAGTGACTTTGACAAGAATGTCATTGACATGATGAGCAGAGGTGAAGATTCTACAGCTATTGCCAAGGCTACACAGACAACTATCCAGCAGGTAGCTGAGTCTATTGCTAAATTGACAGCATTAGAAGTGATCAGCCAAGGACAAGTGACTGACTTAGGTCAGAATGTAGTGGACCAAGCAGAAGCACCAGTGTCACAGTTTGAAGTAGTGTACACGTACAAGGAAAGACCGGGTGTTCCACCAGTGATCACCAAGAGCAGAGAATTCTGCACACGTCTCATTGGACTCAATAGACTATACACTAGAGAAGACATCAACAATATCAGTGGCAGAGTGGACAGAAACGTCTGGACATACAGAGGTGGATGGTACACCAATCCTGAAACACAAGTGACTACACCATACTGCCGTCACATTTGGGTACAGCAACTAGTAATCAAGCGCAAATGAATATGATGATCACAGTGGACAATCTCAAGAAGCTTGGATTGATTCACAATAACACAGATACAAAGATTCTTGGAGTGGCTATCAAGCGCACACAGGACATGCACATTCAACCTGCCACTGGTACATGCTTGTATAAAGCATTGCTTCAGAGAATTGAAGACAATGACTGGACACCTGACTACAGCACATTGATGAATGACTACATCCTGCCGTGCTTGGTGGCATTCGTTGACTATAGAGCTGCAGTACTATTGAATGAGAAGCTCACAAATAAAGCAGTGGGCCGTAGCACTGATGAGTATCAGAATGCAAACACTGACACTGAGACTACAGCACTACGTGATCTGCTCAGAAAGGATGCATATTTTTACAAAGAGCGCTTGATTGGACATCTAAAAGATGACAATGGATTGAAGTATCCAGAATACACAAGCAACTGTGGAGAAGACTGCAATGAGCAAGTACAGAAAGATAGAACAGGGTACACACCAACTGGCTGGATAGTATGACAAAGACCTTCAAGGCAAGCAAGAAACAAATTGACAAGCTCAAAAAATACCTAGAGAAGAATGGACAGAACACTCAATCAACTGATGCGAGAGCTGCAAGAGATAGCAACAGCTCACAGACAAATCAGAGAGTACTTTCAAGGTGACTATCTTGATGCTGTCAGCCGTGATGCTGCACAGTATCCATTGATGGTGGCAACATTGCAACCGGGCTCACTAGGTGACGGCTTTGTCCAGGTGAATATCATCATCACCATTGCTGACAAATACAATCTTCAGGAGTACAGACAAATCAATGAGATTCATTCAGACTGCTTGAGCATCTGCAATGATATCAAGATCACCATGCAGCAGTACAGATGGACTGAATTCTCAGACATCAACTTCACAATGAGCACAGATC